ATTAACATTTCCTCTGTTTTTAACAGCAGAGGAAATTGTTATTAGTCCAGCATACTTACCGGAAGGTAGAGTATTAGATCTTACTTATAATCTCCCACTAGATCCATATTTTTGTGATAACAATCCTGAACTTTGCAAAAAAATTGATATAGAAAGACTTCCAAAATTTGATATGACTCCACGTGCTACTAATGGACAATGGATATTATTTTGGACATTACAGGTATTGGATATATACTCTACATCAGAAGCATTACATTATGATTGTATAAAAGAAGTAAATCCATTGTTTACTGAAACTCCTAGCGATTTTAGGCTTGTAGCAACTAAAGGCCTATTACTTGTTCCAGGTTTGCTCTATAATGATTATTGGACAGACGTAACAAAAGAAGAATTAGATAGTACTAATATGTTTTATGTGGCAGTTGTTGGAAATAATTTCAGATTATTAAATCAAGCCAAACGAGAATGTAATAAAATAAATTAAAAATAAATACATCTGTGTTAAAAGAAAAAGTTATAGAAATCAAACACTACTCGGATAGACTGTTTAGTTTTAAAACCACACGTGATAAAACATTTAGATTTAAAAATGGCGAATTCTGTATGATTGGATTGCAAGGAGAAAAAAGACCTTTGCTTAGAGCATACAGTATTGTTAGCACAAACTACGATGATCATTTAGAATTTTTAAGTATTAAGGTCCCTGACGGTCCACTAACAAGCAAATTGCAAAATATACAAGTAGGCGATGAAATACTTGTCAACCCAAAAGTAACAGGCAGTTTAGTTGTAGATTACTTAACACCCAAAGAAAATTTAGTTATGTTAGCAACAGGCACAGGCATTGCTCCTTTTGTTAGTATAGCACAAGACCCAGAAACATACAGCAGATTTAAACGTGTTTACTTGTTTCATACTGTGAGAAATGTAAATGAAATTACATACGAAGAAAAACTAAATAGTATAGCAGAAGACATGCCTTTTATTTATATACCAACTGTAACAAGAGAAGAATACAAACGTAAAGGTAGGTTTTGGCAATACATAGAGCACTTATTACCAAATGGTTTTTTAAAAGAAAGAGACGGTGTTATGGTATGCGGTTCTCCAAGTATGAATAAAGAATGTCGTACTATGTTTAAGACACTAAATTGGCACGAAGGCAATACAGGTGAAATGGGCGACTTTATGTTAGAAAGAGCATTTGTAGATTGATGGAACCAGACAAAATTATTAGTGCCTTACAAAAAGGTGTTATCACAATCGTTTTTGAAAAAATAGATACAGGTGAAATTCGCACAATGCCCTGTACGTTGAATAACGATATATCAGGACAAACAATGATAATAAAAAAATACTCTAGTCCAGATGCAATAGTGTGTTGGGGTCTTGATGTAAAAGCCTGGCGTGATGTAAGAGTCAACACTATAAAAGAATGGTACGAAGGATATCCTAAAGAATGAAATGGTTATATAGTGGATATGCTGTAATAATTTCTATAGCACTATTGGTAGGTTTACAAATTGCAGACCCTACACCAATTAAAAATCTTAGGAATCAAACATTCGACGCCTATCAGCAATTCGATGAAATCAAGCAAAGCAACGAAGTTGTTATTGTTAATATAGGCGAAAAAAGTTTACAACAATGGGGACAGTGGCCTTGGCCAAGACAAAACTTTGCTCAACTAATTCATGACTTAAGACAGAAGAATCAAGGCATAATTGGACTCACAGTTATGTTTCCAGAAGCAGATAGGTTTGGAGGTGATCCCACATTAGCAAGTTGGTTAAAAGGCAACGGCATTGTGCTATCACAGACACCAAGTACAAGAGGAGTAAAAACCACAGGTCCTCATATTGGTACAGGAGTTATTGGACCTACAAAGGCACAAGACTTTTTATTAACATGGCCTAACCTAGTAACAAACATACCCGAACTAGAAGCAGAAGCATTTGGTATAGGAGTCAATGCCTCCGCTCCGCAACCTGATTTTGTTACAAGAACATATCCATTAGCAATAGCAGTAGAAGGAAAAATATATCCTAGTTTTGCTATAGAAATGTTAAGAGTACAAACAGGCAAACCCAGTTACATGATCAAGACAACAGAAATAGGCATTAATGAATTTGCTGTTCCGCCGTTTGATCCTATTGTTACATTACCAAAAGGTGATGCTTATATACGTTATAACAACACATTTGAAGAAGTAGAATATGTAGACATAAACAGTCTGCCTAACATGGGTGGCAAGTTTGTTATAGTAGGTGTAACAGCAGAGGGTATTGCTAACCCTGTGCCTACTCCAAGAGGCAATATGTATCCACAGCATATACAAGCACACATGCTACAAAATTTTATAGATGGGTCAAACATACAGCGGAACCAATTATCGTCGCTTATAGAACTTCTGTGTGCGTTGTGCGGCATGATTTTAATAGCCATCGCGGTGTATAAACTACCGCTACTGTGGACAGCACCTATTTCACTGCTGATTTTAGGTGGAGAAGCATATGGTAGTGTGTGGCTATATCAAAACAAATTACAATTAGTAGATGCTACTTTTCCTGTGCTAAGTGGCTTCCTAATTTTTACACAATCAGCATTTAATAACTTCTATAAACAATACAAATTACGTCAACAAATCAAAGGACAGTTTGGTACTTACATATCACCTGACTATGTAGATATGTTAGTTAAAGATCCTAGTTTGATGAAACTGGGTGGCGAAAGAAAAGAAATGAGTTTTATGTTTGCTGACATAGTTGGCTTTACTCCTATATCAGAAAAGTATATGAAAGCAGATGACCCAGAAGGATTAGTAGAACTCATAAACAGTTTCTTAGATAAAATGACAAAAATAGTTTTAAAGAATGGTGGTACAATAGACAAGTTCATGGGCGACTGTATAATGGCATTTTGGAACGCACCACTACCATGTGAGAATCATGCTGAGATGGCAGTTAAAACAGCAATAGAAATTGAACTGCTTGGCGACGAACTAGAAAAAGAAATGGAACAACGTGGTTTGCCAAGAGTAAAATTTGGTACAGGTGTAAACACAGGTACATGTATTGTTGGTAACATGGGTGCTGAAACTAGATTAGATTATAGTGTTGTAGGTGATGCAGTAAATTTAGGTGCTAGATTAGAAGCACAAACAAGAGCAGAAGACACACCAATCATTGTTTCTGAATACACATACTTACAATGTAATGATATAGCATTTAGTAACATAGGCGAAGTTACTGTGAAAGGCAAAGAAGAGCCAGTTAAAATGTATGCTCCATTGTTTGATGGCAAAGTTAGAAAACTTTACAAGTAATTATTCGTCAGGTGACCAATGTTCCATAGAGCGGAACACACTTCTTGCAGTAACTAGATCTTTTTTAAGTTCCATTAAATAAAGAAATTCAAAAGGCTTCTCGCCAATTTTTTCTAATGGGTAATGATATGTTGATGTTATATGATCTATTGCATTAATGTCTTTTTGCACACAATTAATTATAGTGTTACGCCATTCGGCATCTTTAAACATGTCTAGCACAAATACATGTACTGTACTTTCTGGATTATAACTATTCATTATATTAAGTAATTCATAATATAATGCTCTTATAGGATTTAGGTTTTCTCTGTACTTAGAACTTACAATAGGAAAACGCCATTTGTCTTCCTTGGTACATTGATGTTTATAAAAATACAAGTACTCTTCCATAAATGATTCATATATGTTTTCTTGACTTTTACGCAATCTACTAGCAAGTATACGTTTAAGTTTATTTAATAATTTTAAATGATATTCAGATAAAGATTCTTTGTACAAATTAAATAATTCATCAGGATTCATACGACCATCGATAAATTCGATTGGCACTTCGTTAGACTTTGCAAACTTTATCAGTAAGTTTTCTAGTCTTATCTTTTTAAAATCTATTATGTCTGGCATTTATGTAAATTTAATATAGTATTAAGTTTTTCGTTACCTTTATTGTAACTTAAGGTTGCTCTAGCACCCTCGTGTAATGGCTTTGGCCATGTACCGATGTTTACCCAAGCATAACCACAACTTTCACCATTTAAATTTGGCATAAATTCGTGTTCTATGACAGCAACAAAACTATAATACATAAAGTTTTTGTCCTTACTTTGATAAACATCTATAGGATTTAGTTTATTAATATCTGGAACCAAACCCAACTCTTCATCAAGTTCACGTGTCAAGGCTTCATATGGAGACTCGCCTTTTTCAACAAGTCCTCCCCAGAATCCCCAAGTGTGTTTATGTCGTTTGTCGCTGTTTCTGAATTGTAAAAGTACACGTTCTGTGTCAAGAGCAAGAAATAATGTGCCTACACCTATAACACCTGTAAAAGGTTCTATAGGACTAGAGTCCAATATCCCGGATTGTATTCCCCCTCGTATATGCTCAGCCATTGTGTTCCTGTCCATTTGTATACTTTGTTTGTATTTAAGTTTTTGGTTACTGCTGTAGTATTAATGTTGGCACTTGCATCATATGACACCGTCCAATTAGAACCGTTAAATTCTATTATGTCGTTTTCTGATGCATCAACGTTCCACTCTGGATAACCTGCTTTAGAAAGATCTTCTGTTATCAGATATCTCTGTCCAATTACAAGGTTTGCTAATGTACCGTCACCGGGTACATTACTATGGGGATTAATAATTTTTTCAATATTGCCTATTGTAGAAGCA